GCCGTTCACAGTAAAGCCTGGAGGGAAAGCATTATTATCTGCAGCTGTCATAATTACCCTGGTAAACTGATCCCAACCCCCATCTAGAGCGATATTACCATCGAATGTTGAACCGTCTTGTCTAAATGTGTTTATCCATTGTTGTGTCCAATAAGCAGGACCTGCTGTGCCTGGGCGTCTATACAATCCATATCTTGTTTGTCCTGCAGCATTAGTAAATTGAGAATTACTCAAGTATACCAATTGAGAAATTTGTGATCCTATTGTTACCGCAGTTGTTTTTGGTATATTGGCAAGATAACTTGTGCTCCATTCGTTGTACCATTGTGGATCGTAATAGTATCCTACTGCACCTGTGCTAGTATCATTAATGTTGATAGTTCTGGCTGCGCCGCCGTTGTTTAATGTCAGTGTTAAAGATTCCAACCCGTCGGAAGAGTTGTCTGCTTTAGTAACTAGTGATAGTGTAGCTTGATTATTTTGAATAATAAAGTTACCAGTAAGACTACCATTTACTAAGTCGTCAACACTTATACCTGTAATTGTATAAGGTACTGCTGTATTATTTGTCACATTAGTTGTTGTAAGTGTAAATGTAATTGTGCCGCCTTCGTTGACTGCACTCTGAGGTACGCTTGAAATAGTATACGTCTCAGTATCATCTTGTGGAACAGTAAATCCACTTAAATTAACTGTAGTAAAGTAAGTAGGCGTAGGCACTATAACACTGTTAGCACCATCTGCTCTGTATTGTTGGATACTGCTTGTTAATGAACCGTCTACGTTATTATCTACTTGATTGTCTGTAACAACATCATTAAATTCTATCCTGAATTCTACAACTTGGGGATTAGCTATTCTAACTTTTACTGTGTATAAGTTTCCTGCATATATTCCGCTATACGACCCAGATCCTGTTTTTAAAAACGCTGTTTGATATGATGAAGTTAAATTATTATTACCTATAGCATAACCTTGGCCTGAGCCTGTCGCAGTAGTAGATGTAGATCCAAATTTAATTGTTCCTATTTCACTACATAGTGCAGCCCAATCCAACCCTTTAGGTGTGGTTGCACCAGTGTTATTAGCAGATAAACGGATTTCGCCGCCAGCATTAAAAAAATGCCGCCTGTGATTTTCATCAGTAAATGTTACTGTGCAAACATGATATACTAAGCCGTTCCATGTTGCTGTTCTAGTGCTTGTAATTTTTGATTCTAGTAATGCTTGTGAAGGATGAATAAGTAATTTATCTGATTCAATACTATTCATTAATGCTTCATAATCTGCAATACCTTTTTTAGTGCCGTCAGCATCGTTTACTGTAGCACCTGAATTATTAACTTGTTGGCTTGTTTCTTCAGCAACAATATTCAGATCTTCTATTACTTGTCTGATCCCAGTTTCAGTAACTCCTACTTGGTGTATTCTTGCTTTGAGTAAATCAGTATATATGTTATTGATATGATCTGCATCAATAACGTCACTAGTGTTATTGACAGGTGAACTAGTAACTGTTTGGCCATAACCGCTGGTACCGCTCCCGATACCTAAAATAAGTTCTATTCTGGATTGTAAGTTGTTTAATCGTGCCGCGGTTATATCTGCCATTAGTAAAAATCCTTAAACCTTAAGCACACATTCTACTAGTTTTTCGCCTTCGTCATTGTTAGTTTCAAGAGATATACCTACCAACGCATTCGTTGTAATTGTACTGCACACTCCTTCTCTCCATGCAAACAATGCTTGTCCTTTTGATACAGGACCATTTACTCTAACTGGTACTCTCCCTTTAAGTGCTATAGCTTGACCATCACATTCTGAATTCATTAAATACGCAGGATTGTCTGATATTACTCCAATGCAATAATCTCCAACTTTTGCGGATCTTGCTTCTGCATCGCCGCCTACAGCCATTGCAGTGCCTACAGGATAAATTTCATCTGTAGTATATTTCTCTGCTAAGTCAGCATATCTTGCTTGTGTAGCTGTACCTTGAAATAAATTAGCTGCAATATTACCTGTTGCATCTCTTACTGCTACTGTGTTATTTGACGCACTTGCACTTGCTGTTCTGAAATCTGTTCCTACTCTAAGGGCAGTAGCTTGTGAAGCTTCCCCAGTAAAAGTTGTTGCAAACACATTTGCCCATTTAAATCCACTACTTCCTAAAGTTACTGTATTGTCTAATGCTGGAATTAAGCCGTTTGCTGTAAAATCCATTGTATGTGTGTTTGTACCTGACCCATTTGTATTTTTTACTTTAATTTTACTATTGTTGCCAGTTACATTTTGTATTACTGCTTCGGAACCGTTTTCTATAAAAAGTTGTAAATCTTGTGAGTTACCAATTTGTATTCCACCGTCTGGGAATTCAACAGTTGTTGTAAAAATAGTATTGCCACTGGATGCTTCTTTAATGTAAGCTGAAGCAAGTTCTCCTCCTAGTCTTAAACTATCAGAAGCTGTACCCCAAAAATAATGTCCTACAGGTGTAGTAACACCATTCGTAGCAAGTTTTGTGTTTATTAGAGTGATACCTTTTTTTACTCTGTCAAATCCTGTAATTGTGTTAGATGTCCCAATATCAAATTCTGCTGAACTAATTAAGAAAACTGTTTCTCCATTTACAGTACCTGCAATCAAACTTCTTGTTGTACCATTTGTGTCTAAAACTTCTAGGCTTTGCATTTGGGTTACACCGTCGCCTGCGTTTTGTGGACCAATTAGTATAAAAATAGTGCCGTTGTAAACATAAAGTTGATCATTTGTAGTATCCCACCAAAAATCACCTATTGATAATCCTGTAGGTTGTGTAGCTGATGCTTCTGATCCCCCGTTTGTCCTCCACTTTGTTCCATCATAAAATTTTAGTTTACTTACAGTAGTATCATACCAAATTTGACCACTTAATGGTCTAGCTGGTGCTGATGCTCCACTAAAATTTTCTAACAAAAACAGGAAGTTTTCGTTTTGTATTTCACCGTAACCTGCGTAATTTTTACCAATAAATTTTAAATCGGTAGTCTGGTCAACGGTTCCGTCTTCAACATTTGTTAAAGTAACGTTACTGTATCTATCTATTTGGTATGCCATTTATGTAACCCCTAAAAGTACTTACTTATGTTATTTATCGTTTCGAACACTTGTTTTAATATGCTGTTGTAGACTGCCACTCCCAACCCGAACCGTTTGATTGAAATATCATCATAGAACGTGAAGCTGTAAGGGAAACATTACCACTAGCACCCGCAAAAACTATATCTTGCACAACAGATTCATTTTGTGTTCCGTTTGCATCTACTGCAATATACGATATTGTTTTAGCAGAATCTACATCAATACCACTAGCTGTAGCATTTGCATATGAAGTACAGTGTAATTTTGCTTGCTTTCCAGCATTTATTGCCGCGGCAGGATACATATCATTTAAATATCCTGCAACTGCCGCTTGCAAGGCTGAACCTGTACCTAAACCTGTGATATCAAAACCCATTATAATTGTTTCATTTGCTATTTCTGTATCGGTGTATAATTTTGTTGAGACATCTTGGCTATTTGTAGGATTTTTTACTCCTGTTATTTTATGATTGCCACTTATATTAATATCTCCGCCAGGAGTAATATTCATGCCTCCATTTGCACTTATATTAATAGCTGATACAGTATTTGTAATTGAATTACCGTCTATGTTTATTGCATCTACTTGTAGGTTTGTTAACGTTCCTACTCTTGTTAATTCATCTGCGTATAAAATATTTGATAAGCTTGTGTTTGTTAGTTTTGTTTGTCCGCCTATTTTGATTTCTGTTGATGTATCTGCCAAATCAATATTTTTATTAAATGTCCATGAATTTGTAGAATTAAGCCATTTTATTTCTTTATTAGAATCTGTTGATAGAAGAGTTATACCGCCGCCATCTACTCCTACATCATTTCCGCCGGTGCTATCTGACTGGTATCCTAATTCTATATTTTTATCTTCAACTCTTAAAGTAATAGTATCAATTACAGTGCTTGTACCTTGTGCTATAATTTGTCCTGTTACTCTTAAATCACCTTCAACATCTAATGTATAAGCTGGTAATCTATTTGTTGTGAATATACCAACTTTAGCTGCAGACGCATCGACATATACAGCATCAACAATTAGTGAATTAAATTGATTACTACGTACTCGCAAACTTAAATCGTGATCTAAAAGCTGATTTTCAATAAAAAATTTATCACCAATAACTTTCTGCACATTATTTTGCGAAAGTCCAATAGTAAGTCCACCTGAATTTTGTATTGTGAGAGCACCTGTAGTAACATCATTAGAATTTGAAGATAGAAACTGTTCTGCTGTTCTTGTTACTCCAAGTGCATCTGTCAAACCCGAGGCACTGTTTGCAATACCTCTCCATCTAAAATTTAATTTGTCTATAATGTTGAAGCCTTCATAAATTATCCCATTAGGATTATCATTTGTTACTAATCCTAATATACGTTGTTCGTATGCAGGAGTAAATTCAGTTGTGCTTACAACAGCGGCAAGTTCGCCACCTATGTTTAAATACGCTAAAGTCCTTGACTTACTTGTATTATCTATAATAGTTTTTATTTCAAATCCACTTTTTCCTTGCTCTACAGTATAGTCTGGACCTATCAAAATTGTATCAGTGCCATCAAAAGCAAACATTTGGTTTGTAAGATTATTAATCCACAAGTCTCCAGCTACCATAGTAGGAGCCGAGCTTTGAACAAAAGGTCCTCCGCTTGCTTTCCATTGAACTCCATCATAAACCTGTAATCTTTTTGTAGCTGTATCCCACCATAATTGACCAGTAAGTGGAGTGCTAGGAGCAGCAGTATTGCTAAAATTTTCTAATAGTTTAATAAAATTTTCATTGAAGCTTTCGCCATATCCTGTATAGTTTTTTCCTACAAGTGTAAGGTTAGTGCTATTTGTATCAATTTGGCCATCAATCAATGATGTAAGTAAAGTTCCGTCTGTTTTGTTTAATTGATAGCTCATGTGTTTGTTACTCCACTGTATATAATATAGTTAACAGCTAAGTACGGATCAATTGTATTCATAGGTGTACCTAATGATGTTGTAGTTTTAATGCCACCACTTGAAGCTAGACCTTGTGTACCTTGTGTACCTGCAGTAATTGAAAGTTGTATAGCATCTGTATCAGTAGGTGTACCAGAACCTACTCTTGTTGCATAATACTGTGTACCACTATCGCCTTCCATATCATGTTCATGCTCTGGTAAGTTTTCTACATTTAATGTTGTATTTTGTGTACCTCCAGTGCCACCTATAGTATCGGCCGCAACATCTGTAACTCTGTTTGCACTAGAGCCACCCATTGCATCTAAACCTAAAGGAAATCTACCACGCATGTCAGGCACTGCAAAAAAGTTTACACCCGAATCTGATATAAGTGAAGAATCCTTAAAATTAAATCCAATTGCAAGCCACAAATCATTGTAATCTGATTTCCTAATTTCTGAGCCATCACAAAATAACCATCCTGGAGGAGCAGTTGTTCCTCCAAACATTACCATTGTGCCGACAGGTGTAAGTGGAATAGACTTTAAAAAGTTATTTTTTGTAATTCTAAATACACC